AGAAAAGGCTGCAAGATAAACGACCAAAATAATGCTAATCCACATATCCATCCTATCGCAGGTCGCCACCCGCCTTTAAAGAGTGAGCCGCTGGAGGCTTCAGCCTTGTTGACTTCAAGCTGTGCCAGCGCTTGTTCCGAAGCTATTTTTTCAGACATAGTTGCAAGTTCGTGACCTAATTTTGCAGCTAAATCTTTATCAGGTATAAATTTTGATGCCAGCGCAGTGGCTGGGCCAATTAAACTGTCGATCAATCCCATTATTTATTCTCCTTGCTTTTTGACCAAGCCGTGGCACCCATGAAACCCACTACAATGCCCGTCTGGGCCACTAGAAACGTGTTTAGGAAGGCAGATGCCATATCAACGCGATCAAGGGCCACAAGGGGGCTTAGAAGCGCTGCAATGGCCACTATCGTTGACCACATTGCGACCCATGCCATTAAGCGTTGCTGATCCTGCATTTTGTCGTTGTTTTCGATCTGGATCATGCGCTCAGATCGTGCAAGCTCATCATCGGTCACAACACCATCGCCATCGGCATCAAATTGATTGAACTTTGAATCTTCTTGAAGTTTCTTCATGCTTTGTGTGTCCATGCAAACCAGAATAAAAACAAAGCCAATCCCATTGCAGTTGAAAAGAACAAAACAAACAAAGATATGCTGGTGATCTTTTCAATCATGGCGGCCCTGCGATGTTCGTGATCGGCGCGTTCCTTGCGAACCTTGGCCTCAATGGACAGAAATTCTTGCCATTTATCTTGGCCTGCCGAATATTGGATATATTGGCGCAGCTCATTGCGCATATGCTCTACTTGCTGCTTTGCAGCGTAGATTTCGATAGCTTCAGACTGAGCAGATCCGCTTATTGATTTATACCACGGTGGGTTGGACGCTTTGTTGGCAATGAAATCCAAATCTGCGATTGCAGTAGCCCAAGATCCTAATTGTTGGCCGACCGAACTTATATCTTTGCCAACTTCGACAGCGGATTTTATCGCTTTAAATGCGGTTGTTGCCGCCGCTATGAGGGTAAATGGGTCGATGGTGTAACCTCAACTGCGTAAAGCTTGCTCAATATTGTCAAGCTTGGTGAAAACGTGCTTAAAGCTATCCCGCATTTCCTTAAACTCGCGGTCATGTGCTTCTTTAGTCAATGCTAGTTGTGCCTGCAAAACGGCAATATGTGTCTCATGTGATTGCTGTTTTAAAAACATATATGAAACCAGTGCTACTGTGGGTGCTACAATCCACTTCAAAAGCATATCAAGAAATTCCATCATCTACCCTATGCCATTGGTTTTGCGCGCATCGACAACTTGGCAGATCCAGTGCTTGCCCTTTCATCTAGAAGATTGATCCCATCAACACCGCGCTGATAAAGTGCCGACCATGTTGCCATGCGCTCGTCATTATCTAAATAAGGCGATGCTTGGAGTAAGCAAGCATATAGGTAAACGTCAGGCGCGTATGTCAAAAGCCAGTTAGTTGGGCTTGCATCCGATAGCGCGTCAATCTTGGCATAGTAGGTTAATTCTGATTGATAGGTATCATCTGGCGCTGGCACAACTTGGATGCCGCTGCCGATTAGTGTGAAATATTGCGGTTTGCCAGATCCAACAAACTGCGCTTTCTTTTCTGATGCTTTGCTTGGCGAGATAAAGCTCAGAGGCGCAACTGGCGTTCCAAGTAGCTCAAAACGGATTGTTTCCTGCCAATCCGCTGGGATCTGAGAATATTCTGTGTCGATCTCCGCTGTTGCGCGTTTGACCATACGGCGATCACGCACATCGCGGCTAATCTGTGCCTCTGCCATTGAAATGAATGAAGGGATCACGCTTGTCAGGTCAGTGCGTAAAAGCCAATCAGCTATAGCCGATTTTAGGCTTGAATAATTTGAAATGCTCACAGTGACCCACCTCTTGTTCGAAACGCCCGATTGTCGGGATCGTTTAGCCAGCGTTTAAATGCAACGGGATCATCAACGATGCCCTGTTTCTTGAGTTCATAATACACTGAAAGTGGAATTGATGCTACCTTTGCAACATCACCAAATTTTCCGCTTGTATCGTTCAACTGGCGTTTGTTTTGATCAACAATTGCACTTACATCTTGCACGTTCTCAATCGCATATTCGCCGTTATCCTTAACGTGCCAATATGATTTTGTGCCTGTCATAGCATCATGGTCAAAAATACGTTTATTCATTTAAGTCTCCCAGATAGGTAAAGGGGGCAACCGAAGCCGCCCCCGATATTATTATGCAGCGGTGGTCAAATCTGCAATCATGCCGTGTGCAGCTTCTTGGGTCATTTCCAAGCCGAACTCACAAAGCAACATGGCTTTGGAAGCATCGCCTGTTTTCGCCAAGTCTTTTTTGACGATTGGACGCAAGTAAGATACCGAAGCATACTCTGGGTCAAGCAGCCAAGCATCACGCTCACGAGTAAAGCGGTTTGCGACTACCGAAATCGAGCCGAAGTCGGACATATATACGTCAGCCGCACCGATAATTGTGGTTGGGCTGTCCGAAGGTGCCATGTAGCGCTGTGCAGCGATACCAGCAAAGCCAGATACAACGGTTTTGTTGTAAGGGCCGACCATCAACACAGATGGGTTGCCGCCAGATGTCCATGCTTGCTGCATAGCATCTTTCAACATAGCTTCAGTGAAAGCACGTTGGGTGCCATCGGTGCGAGCGTCTGTGCCGTCACCAGTTGGGTTTGCGCCGTCACCAGCTTTGCTTACGTTAGTTGCGATCCAGCCGCCCAAGCCAGCGGTTTCACGGGCAGTAGTTGTGTTCCCTGCAACGCGAGCGTTATTTGCGGCCAAAACAGCCTCAACGTCACGCTTTAATTCTTTACCGCGTTTAGCTACTTGGTAAGCCATTTCGTTTGCACGGCCAGCTTTGTCTTGGTTTTCAAGGTTGTCAGCGATAACAACTGTGCGACGACGAATGGTTGTGTAGTTGCCCAAGCGGGTTGTTGGGTTGGTTACGTCAAATGTGCCAACATCATCACCATCCAAGATAGCAGTTGTCGAAACAGCGTTTAGGCTGTCTGTCTGCCATTCAAAAAATGTGTTCGACACTTTCTTTGAACCAATGTTGGATTGCAGCGGTGTTTCTTCGGGAGAAATGTTTGCGATGACATTTGCGAGGCTCTCTTTTATGCCTTTTGCACTAAAAGAGGTAAATGTATTTGCTACTATAGTCATTTGGAATGCTCCATTAAATGAGGTTTTTCAGAAGTTCGGCAGCGTCCCTTACGTTGCCAGTTCGATTAAAGCGTTGTTGCGCCTTTTGCACATCCGATTTAGTTCGCACCCCAGTGTTATTGGATCCAGCTTTAAGCATCTTGCCCTGTGGCTTTTTAGGTTTAGCTTTAACCTCATCAGCACGTTTAGAGCCTTTTGCATATAGCATCGCCATACGAGCCATTCTAACCAAACTAGCGCTTGTCACGCCAGCAACGTCATCATCAGAAAATCCTTCAGCTAATAAGAAATCACGAACTTGTGCGCTTTCCCGTTGTGCGACTTTACTGTCACGCCACTCAGGGATAAATTCTGGCAACACTTGTTTTTGTGCCTCCAGATATTGCGCCTTCGCTGCTTCCATTTGCTGCGCTCTCATCTGACCCATGCGTTGCTTTTCAATTTCCACAGCTTGGAGTTGCTGACCGCGTTGCTCCTGTTGCTGCTTCCAATTTCGCTCGGCCTTGGCTGCCATCTTGGGGTCTAGATCGTATAGCTTGTCCCAATCTGGCTCTGGTTGCACGTTCTCTTGCAGTTTTTGCTCAAGCATGGGCAATAGCTGCTCGTATTGTGCGCGTTCCCGACTAAGTTCCGCATTGAAAGCCTCAAGCTGTTTACGGCTCTCGGATATTTCTTGCGTCTTGCGGGTGTAATCTCGCTGCCTCAGATAACCAGCTTTGATTTCTTCAACCGTCATCTCCACGCCATCAACTTCAACTTTAGCCGATAGTATATCTAGAGATTGATCTTCGTCATCATCGCTTTCTTCATCTTCATCAAGATCGGCATCATCTTCAGAGGTGTCATCCTCATCATCGTCAGCCTGTTCGGTTTCGGCATCCTCGGAATATTCTTCCTCATCTACCTCATCCAGCGCTTCAGTTGCTTCGTTATCCTCATCAGGCGAAAGCAGTGAACTGATAGCAGTCTGCGCTTCAGATAGGCCAATCCCGCGTGGGTTGTTGACTTCTGACATAGCGTTATCTCCATTTTACTCTTTGCTTGACTTTTTTTCAAGCGTTGCGTTATCCACGGCAATTTTGAGGTGCTGTCTTACTAGCTCAACCCCTTTTAACCGTGCATAGATGGCCTCTCTGCCAGCTATATCGTTTGGTGCCGTGGTCTTAAATTCGCCCCACGACACCTGATCTATTTCATCCAAGAAAAGGGTCAGGTCGGTATCTTCCAATAGCCGCCTTGCTGATTGTCCTTCTTGGAGAATTTGTGGCTTTGTCTTAATCATTAGTTACCTGTTTGATTACGTCAGCTTGAGCCTTCATAACTTCACGGTTGATTGCCATGTCGCTTTTCAGTTTCTCAACGTCCATGCGGTTGCCGTATTTGGCTTTCATTTCTTCAGCCGCAATCAGAATGTCAGCTTCCAGCTTGTCGCGCTTGAAATCATCCTCAAGCATCATTTTCTGGCGCTCAAGTTCAAGCTCGGCAGTTTTCTTTTGGATGTCGGCTTGGATTTGCTGGATCTGCACTTGGATGAACATTTCATTCACATCAGGCTTTTGCTCTTGCTGTGATGGTTGGAAGTCGGCTGGATCAGACCAGAACCGCGAGCTATCTTTAAAGCCTGCAAGCTCGGTGATTTCCTTGAGCGTGTTAGATAGCTTGGTCATGTCTGTGAGTGGGTTCTGTGCGCCCATCTCGGTCATAGCCTGACGTTGCTGTTGTGCAATTGATGTGAGAACAGCCATGCGCTCGTTAGTGGTGCCGCGACCAAGGGCTACATTTACTACACAGTCCATCCCAGCGTCCCATACGGAAGGGTCGATTTGCACAAATTCATTCCGAAGGCGGATCATGCGCGGTTGATCTTGGTGCATAACCACGTTTTTAAGAATAAGCTTGTAAAGCTGTTTCATGCCTGTTTCCGCAAACACACGGGCAATCATTTCGATATGCTCTTGAGATGCGCTTACAACCGCGTTTACGGCTGTTGCAGTGCTGTTCTGTAGTGCGCCAGCATCAAGCCCTGCAGAGGCGCGTGAAATGCCTGTGCGAGCCTCTTTGACCGCATCCATGTATTCCAGCACTGGGAAGGCTGCCTGACCAACAAATGGCATCGACAACGGCTGCACGGCACCCGCAGATTTCTGGCGAATAATTGCGCCAACCTCTGTATTCATAACGTCCTCGATTGATGCCTGTCCCTCAACCACCGTCATGCGTGGATGGATCGACATAGCCAAGCTGTCGAGCGTGTTGCGCATAATGACAGACTTGATGCGCTGAATATCAGACACCACATCGGCAATGCTCATACCGAAGAAATCGTGTGGTTCTGGATCTGGGCAAAACGCCGCAAAAGGGATTGCATCTACAGGCTCGTTTGAAAGCACCTTCTTACCGTTGCCTGCGACACACACCTTGCGAAGCTCGGCAATACCATCGCCATTAAAATCGACCTTGATGTATGTTTCGATATACATAACTTTACGCATAGCTTCATCGCTGCGAGCGTTTGTCATCGTGGTTAGCGCTGGGTTGCGTGTGTAGCGTTCCACATTGGTGTCAAGCTCATCAGTGTCGGATGCCAGATCCTCGACCTCATCCTCATCGTATCCCATAGACACAAGCTCAGAGACCGTCACGGCGCGGCGATGCGCTACAAACTCTGCCTCCTCTAAACTGGTCGCTCTACGGTCGATTAGGAACTCCTCTGGTGGAATAGCTGCAATTTTTACGCGGCCATTCGAGCGTTCATGTGTCAATCTAACATCGTGGACAAGCGGGGCAGGCATAACTGCGCCCGTCATTGGGTCAACCATATCCTCGCCATAAGGCTCTGAAGATACGATCTCTACGTCAACCTCTGGATCTGCCATAAGCGCTGAGAGAGCGTTATCGTCCAAGCCTGTCATGTCGTAGGTCTTGATCTCTTTGTTCTCATCAAACCAGACTTTGATAATCCCCATCTTGCGGATCAGCGCGTCTTTGAATGCAGAGTGCAAAGCTAGAAAGCCACGGTTGTCGCGGTTCATAATGAAATTGGCATAGTCGGTAGCTTGATCCGCAGCGTCAACATCTTCCGCAGATTGCGGCATGAACTCCACGGTTCGCTCTGATCCCGTAAAGATCCGCATTAAGCTCGGCAGGATTGCCTGCACAGTATCGCGCACATCCATCGAAACAACTTGGCTGCGTCCATCTTCCTCATCACCGAATGGATCACCGCGATAATACTCTGTCGCCTTGGCACGAACAGGCGAGACAGTGTTGTCGATGAAATCAACAGAGTCATCAATCTCCTTGGCAACAATGCTTTGAAGCTCGGTTTCATCCATCTGATCATCATCTATTTCTTCGTCCATCTCATCGTAAATGAGATCATCGGTAACTTCGGTCAAGTTCTCAACCAAATCATTGATTTCTTTTTTCATAGTAAGCCCCTGTTGGTTGATTTTGGTAGCAAGCTCTGCGAATTGTTTTGCTTGAATGCATCTGAAATGTCTGCCTCAGATACGCCATAAAAAGATGCCGCACCAGCGATGCCGTATTTCTTAACTATGCTTAACAGCCTATCATCAAACACAACATAATTTCGAGTTCCTATTTGATTAAGGTCAGTTTCAAAACCTTTGTCTTGATATTCTTTAACAATGCGATCAGCCTCGGAACGTGATCTTGCTTTGATTGGTTCGGTTGGATAATCCTGACCTTTTATTTTTAGTTTTATTTCCCAACCCATGCCGCGAGATCCAGCATCAAGATACTTTGATCCAGATATGCCTTTTTCAAGTAAAGACTTGGAAATATTTTCTGGTGGCACATTTCCAAGAAAATCTGTCATTCTCCCACCTTTGGCAACTTCCATTCCAAAGCTATCTAAAGGTGGTGCGCCCTTTGGTATTGGCAAAGGTATTTCATTGTATTCTGAAATTTCATCTTTAAGAGCTTTTTCTAAATTTTCATCGTTAATCTTTTGAACTCTTTTAACTTCAGCTTTTGCCTCTGGTGTCCAACCAAGTGCGCTTTGCACCTTTTGGGTTTGCTCTTTGATAGGCAAATCTAAATTTAAAAATGTTTCTGGATCTGCATTAATTCTTGTTTGATATAAAGCACCTTCACGATTGAATTTAGGTTTAATGCTTTTATTGAACCAGTCCATTGTAGGGGCATCATATGCTCCACTTGCTGCCCTTTGCTCAATTACAAGCAAATCACCCTCTTTCATAATATCTTCAAGCATAGCTAACTTGTTGTATTCTTTTTGAGCAACTGCAGCAGGCATTCGATCTGCGCCCATAGAGATCTCTGAATAAAGATCCTCAATTGGCTTATTGCCAACTTTTATATCAATTGATTTTAACCTAGCGGTCAAACCATCACGATAAGTTCTAGCAATATCTGGAGTTTCAGTAGTGTATCCACCCCATCCATATGCTTGTGCGCCCTCACCGCTGCCCATTTTGTTAAAATCAAACATCCCAAGTGGATTTTCATCAATAATTTGGTAGCGATCAGGGTTTTTTGATAGGATGCCAGCCGCGACTGGATCACCTGACTCTTGAACGTAGGTTTTCCCAGTTTCCTTATCTAATATTCTAATACCTGATGGAAACTTATGCGGTGTTCCATGCCAAACTTCAAATCCAACAGGCTCTGGGATTACTTCTTTTGGATCATAACCAAAGCGCTGAATATTTGCCTCACGGCGCATTTGATCGGCTTTAGATAAAGCTGGAATTGGCGATACCTGACCGACAACATCAGCGCCAGCCGCCCGTGCGCTCTGTGGGCTATTCCATCCTGTCAGGAAGTCCATGTCGCCAGATCCGATAGCCCGTGCAGTGCCGACCATATCAGTTGCTGCGAAGTCTCCAGCCTTCTTGGCGTTCTTGCTTACCCGTGCTGCTACATCCGTTAGAAGATCGGCACCGACCTTGCTTGCGGCAGGAGCGCCCAATAGGCCAAGCCCAGCGCCTGCAGTTTCCGACAACATATTGCTTGTGGATATTAAGCGCTCCATCGGTGTCTTGTTGGCAGCAAAAATGTCTTGAGATTGTGTGCCTGCGCGGTCAAGGCCAGAGATAGGGTTGCTATCAGCGAGCAATCCAAGCGCCTGCGGCAAAGAGTTGCCAGCGCCCATATAGTAGCTCAATGCTTTGTTGATTGGTGTATCAACATTTTGGTTCAGCCACTGACGGCGCTTTTGCCCAGCGTCTGGCGTAAATATATCCCAAATGCCCATGTGAGATTATTCCCTATTATTGAAAAGCTGGGCTTCTACGGTAATTTTCATACATATACCGCAAACCTTCTGGGGTCATGTTATCAACATTAATAGCGCCATTTTGGTTGCGCAGCCAGCTTGAATACATTTGATCACTCATACCGCTGGGAGGCATTCCATTTGATGCATTCGGCATTACTTTAGATCCCAAAGCGCCCATAGGCCCATTAGTGTTGCTGTATGGCGTTCCCGCTGGTTGAGTTGTGGCTTGCATAACATTCCAGTTGCTTGGATCGTAACCTACTCCAACACCACTCATGCCAATTGATGAAAGTGGAGCATTCATTGCTGGATTGCGAGCAAGGCCGTAAAAGTCTTGTGGGCTTGCTTGCATACTGGATTGCTGACCAACGCTTGCTGGAACAGCACCCAATCCCGCTGGTCGAGCTTGTGGGCGCATAGATGCATTAGGCGCAAGCTTGCTCTGAAGGCCAAGCGTTTGTAGCAAGCCACCATTTGAACGGATCTGATTACCCAGCGCAGGGCGAAGCGCACCCATTGCAGCACCACCAATGCCGCCAGTAAAAGCTCCAAGCAAACCACCTATAGCTGGGTTTGCCATCATGCCGCGAAATCCTGTTAGTGTCTCGCCGCGACCATCTTGTGTCTGACGGGTAAAACCAGACGGCGCTACATTTGGATCACGATCTTTACCGCCAGCCGCTTTGTAATCAGCGTTTGACATTGTTGAGAAAGAAGCACCAGAACCACCACGGCCACCACCATCAAACATATCTCTAAGCGCGGAAACCTTTTTGCCAGACTTTGAGTCTTTATAACCCCAGCTTTTCTTTTCTTTCTTTTCTTTCTCAGCCATGATTAATCCTTCTCAAGGGCTTAAAGGTCAAATGTTGACAAATAATACCATACAAAGTTAATTTATGCTAGAC